ATATCAAAAAGTTACAACGAATTTTTCAGGCGAAGGCCAGCCGGGGTTGGAATCAAAGACCTTGGTGTCGGGTTTCTTGCCAACCCAATGCTCGGCTTGGAATCGGTGGTCCCTTGCAGGTTCTCCCAGTTCCTTGATGTGGCTTGACTTGGCCCACCAAAAGTTGCCCCCGAAGTATGGGTAGCCTTCCGGGTTGTTTGCGTCTGCCATGTGAGGGAATTGTTCTTTTGTAATCCAATGGCATCCGACCGCATCCACCCCTTCGAGCAGTTGCATGGACCGCTCCCAAGCGACCACGTTGAAGAATAGCATGGACCTCCCCCATAGTTGGGTGGTCAATGATGGATTCGCAGCCCCCTTCGTGTGGGCGTACAGGTACACGGCTTCCTCTTCCTGCGAGGCCCGATACATTTCGGTCAGGGTCGCCTGCTCCCAAGCATTCGTCCGGGTAACCACGACTTTGACCTTATCAGCCACCATCGAGCCTTCCAGCACCTCCTTGACCGCCTTGCGTTGTTCGGGGGGACCGACGATGCCTACACGGATTTCGTCCAAGACGTTGATGAGGCCGTAGTTGCAGACCGCCATCATGTGTTGGTTGAGAATTAACTGCCAATTCCCTCCGCAATAAACGTGGTAATAGTGAACGACTTTCATAAGGTCCAAAGGAGGGTTAGAATGGTGATGATGAAGAAAACGGCTGCAACCGTCTTGCCTATTTCAATGAGCAGATCAAGGATGCGTTCCGTGTTCATGGGGCAAAGTTAAACCACAACGTACTTACCCGAGTTACTGACCCTTAACTTGTTGAGTGCCACATATCGCATCGCATCGCAGGCGTGGTTAAAGGAATCAATCGGAACCCCCGTGTTCTTGCCTTCCTTATCGGTGGCCCAAGTGTAGGAGCGCAGTTCTTTGATCAGGTTGGTGCTATCCTTGGTAACCTGCAATTTGAACCGCTTGAGGATGTCTATCCCGTTCCGAATCGAATCGGGGCCTTTCTCCGCTGGCTTGATGTTAAAGCCAAGACGGTAGATTTCCTCGATGCTCTTTGGTTCGGCAGAGTCCGCCACGATTTCCCAAGCCCGGGTAATCCCCAAGGACCGCAACTTGTCTGCGATGTCTTGGTTGGTCAGGCCCGTAGCGTAGAGCAGTTCTTGGATGAGCAGGCAGTCCCCTTGCCGGTAGATAGCGACCAATGCCGTAGGGTCGTTGCTAAAGCCCCAGTCAAGCCCAAGGGCGACGAATTTCGCACGGCTGACATCTATACCCTCCACCACCTCGAAGTCCTCGTATATCGCACCCTGAAGCGTCCCGACCTGACCAAGGCCGTAGACCTTCCACCAGTTCGCCCAATACGCTGACGTTTCGGCTTTAGTGCGGTTCAGTTCGATGTCCCGCTTGATTGTATCAGGCAGGGCCTCGTTGTCGTTGTAGGTTAGGATTATCAGTTCTGCATCCTGTTCGGGCAAGACCTCGGTATGCGCCCAAAATTCGTGTGTCGGGTTGAAGTCGATGTAGATGGCCTCGCTTGTACGAATGGCGAGTTGGTAGTAGGACTCGAAGTCAATGTTGTTCGCCTCGTTGATGTAGACGACCTGCCTCCTTGCCCCTCGGAGCCGTGCCTCGGAATCAGCAGAAAAGAACTCGATGACCGAGCCGTTGGCGAAGTTGTAAGTCAGCAGGGTCTTGTTCCATCGGTCTGCGACCCATCGGCCCGTCCATTGCATGACCTTGGCGAAGTCCTTGATTGCACCCCTCCGTAGGTGGGGGATGGATTCGGAAACTACCGAAATCTCGGTCTTGTTCTTTGCTGCGATGTCTATGAGGACCGCAAGGATGGCGAGCGTTTTCCCTGCACTTGTCCCTCCTTGGATGACCTTCTTCCGGGCCGTCATCCGACGGATTCGGCTGATGGCGGTCGTGTACTTAAAGTCCATCCCCAAACAGGGGTTGCTCGATGTGGACCGTGTTCTCTTGGCGTTCCACAAGGTTGTTGAGGCGTTGAGTGATGGACGGGTTGTACTGACCGACCATGCCCCCTTCGATTTGGTCTTGACGGATGGTTCGCCTTATACGCGAGCAGATGGCTACATAGTCGTCATATCGCTTGTCCCTGTTTGTAAAATAGGCCCCAAGGTCCTCAATTATATCTGCATCTGCACACCAGTTCTCAAAGCCCTCCAAGGTCAAGGGTCGCTCCAAAGGTTCATGCTGGGGAATAGCATCCTTGCCGGGGAACACCGTCTTGGTCCTTGGGTTTGCCTTAACCCCTGCCCGGTATGCCTCAAAGTACTCCCACATTTTTTCGGGGGTTTCAATGTACTTGCCGTTGCCCTTGCTGGTTCCCATCAGTATTCGATTTTGTCTATTAGGTCGCTTATCTTGTTTACGATTTTCATTTTCACTTCGTACTGGTTCGGAGCATTGGAATCATCCACCGCTCCGATGCAGTCGCAGAGGGTGGTGATGACCATCATTAGCGAATCCATCCGAGCCTGTACTTGGGCTTCGTCATCCTTAGCCTTCGAGTTCGCCAAGTTCTCGGAGTTTGTTTCTGCTCCAAGAGAGAGCCGACTTGCCACCCCACAGGAGGTAACTGATGTAACCGCAGTCGGAGGTGTCGTCTGCATTGTCGTAGTAGGTTTCAGCACGGGACAGGTAGGAGTGCATCCGCTTGATGGTTTCGACCGAGATGGCTTCCCCGTTGGCTAACTGCTGCGCCCGGACCTTGCCCGTCTGCGTCGCACACTTGTTGCCGTTCCTTTCATTGAGTTCAATCCCTCGCTTGGCATTCGAGCGAATCTCTTGCCCGTAATCGGAGTAAGACTCGAACTGCTGCCTTTTGTGATTCTCCCAAGTTGAGCCGCAAACGGCAAGCCGTTGAGCCGTATCGGGGAACTCTGCATTGGCCTCGTTATTGCTCATGCAGCGACCGATAAAGCCTTCTCTGCTTTCGTTATCCTTCGGAATTGGTAGGGGCATTCAGGGAGTGGTTTATGGTGTTTTGGTTGACTTCGAGGAACAGGTCCGCTTGCAGGTAAATGTATTGGAGAGCCGATTTTACGCAGTCAGCGCACCACCAATTTGTAGGCGGTCGTCCGTGAGCGGTCAGGATGGCTTGCAGTTCACCAACCGCATCGGGTGGCAGTCGCATCGTCAGGGATGCCACATATTGGTCCCAGTACTTCCTGTGCTTTTGGGCCACGATGAATTGGTCGTTGGTCATTTGAAGGTCCATTCCCGGATGATTATTGCGGTGGCAGATGAGGCAAGGCCGAGGATAGGGGCCAAGTACCATTGGCAGGTTGGCAGGGTCAGGGCAAAGCCAAGCCAAAACCCAAAGCAGGTCATACACGAAAACGGCTTCCGCTTCGCAAAGGGCAGAGCGTAGAACCATCCCGGCAGGACCCGGAACTCCACGACCGCAAGGGTCGCCAAAGCACTAATCAGGATTGGAAAAACCAGAATATCCATTGGACTCGATTGCGGTTTTGATTTTGGCCTTGGCCTGTTCTATGGAGTAGATGATGGACCGGTACGGGATGCCCGTTTCTCTTGACATGGCCTTCATGTTGCCTGTCTGCATCAGCAGGTTCAGCAGTTCTTTGTCGTAGGGGAACGCTCCGTCCTTGGCCCAAGAGTCCATCTCTTGCTGGGCGATGGCCCAAAGGTCGTCAAGCAGGGAGTCGTAGTCCTTGCTCAGTTCTTGGGTTTCGGGGTCCACTTCGACCCTCTCGTCGTGGTGTCGGTACTTCTTGGCAAACTGGTTGTTGTTGCCCCGGTACAGGTTCATGATTAAACGAACGATGTAGAATCGCAGGTAGCCTTGGACCTGCATCTTGGTGATTTTGTCGGGGTCTTTCTCAAGCAGAATCAGGACGACCTCTTGTTCGAGGTCCTTCCAAAGCGGATTGCCCCCCGTGATGGTGAGGCAAGCCTTGCGGATTTCTCCGCTGCGATAAAGTTCAAGAATGGTGTCCTCTGCGTTCACTCACGCAAAGATGGAGGGGGTTCTTCCTAATGTTGCAAAAAATCTCTCGTCCTGTTTAAAACTTGTGTACGCAGGAACTTGATGTCGGGCCTTGCTCTCATGTTTATAGCAAGGATTTCGAGGTTGTGCATGACGGTTGCGTGGTTCCTCTTGATGATTCGCCCGATTTGACAGTAGGTGTACAGGTACTCGGAGTAGGCGATGTCGGCGAAGATGCTGCGAGCAAGGACCAGTTCTTGGGTCTTGACGTTGCTCAAGATGTCATCGGGGTTGACTCCGACGACCTCTGCGGTGTAGCCGAGGATGGTTCGTGAGATTAGGTCCATGGTTAGAACGGGTTAGGTGGTAGGGGCATCCAATGGCTGACTTCGGTCAGGAACCAAGTTTGATGCTCGTAGTACCAACGGCCGTCGCCAAGCCATGCGTAGGCTTGGTTCATGTCGGTCGTGAATATCAGGACTGGCTCGTAAGGTGTCGGCATCCGGTCCAAGCATTTAATCCATTCCATGGTCAGGCGTTTTTGGCTTGGAGGATACGACCGAGCAGGGTCCAGTTGACGGACCACGCCTTGATGGTTTCGGATTTGTCGGGGCGGTTGCAGTTGACGCACTCCTTGCGGATGTGAATCTGCCAGCGTCGGAAATCGGTTGGTGTGGTTTTCATGGGTTTGGGGTTTGGTTGGTAAGGTTATAGGCTGACGCTGGGGGAGGTTTTGTAAGCGTGTGGGCTGACGATTGGTTCACAAATAAGCGAGTTATGCTCCATTTTGCTTTGCCTCCCTCGCAACGTGTTCCTTATGGTGTTCAATAAAGGTTTGCTTCATAAGTTCTCCGTATTGGATTGCTTCTTCATCAGTCAATTCACACACTCTAATTTTGTAACCCTCTTGTAAACCTTCTTGTCTTGGTCTTGGAGGCGTTTCGATGCTAATAAAGTTTGGCATCATTGGCGGTAATAATTTTACTTTTCGTTCCATTGGTTTGGTTGGTAAGGTTATAGGCTGACGATGGGGGAGGTTTTGTAAGCGTGTGGGCTGACGGATTTATCATTCATTATATGCGGTAAGGGTGCTTATTGACCGATTTCTCATTCATTGTATCCGATTGCGTATAGGCAAATATACACATCTATTCCACACTTGCAAGCACTCGCTGAAAATCCTCCACGCTCCGAATGACCTCGTACCTGTACCCTGCCTCTTGGACCACACCCTGCCACCACTTCTGCGACAGGGATTGCTTACCTTTCTCGGCTTTGAACTCCAGCATCACCGCACCGGTTGGCGAGAGCCATATCATGTCGCTGACCCCTGCGACCACGCCCATGGCTTTCATCACGCTTCCAGCATAGGCATTCGGTGCGTTGTTGTTGACGGTAAATAATCGTCCACGCTGGTCGGGAAAGTTGTTCCAGTGCCACTGGAAGCATTCGGCTTGGAGTTTAAATTCTTGCATGAACTTACTTTAGGATTGGAAAACGGTCTTTATTGTGGAAGGCCCAGCCTGGCCTCCATCCCATGTAGCAGATGAACTCCAAGGCTTCGGCTTTGCTCTTGCAGTTGTGCAGCACCCAAAACGGGCTGATGACCTTGGCCTTTGCCAGTTGAGCCTTTTGGTACATCGTGCTTTGCTTTGCCATTTCCATGCC